AGCCCTTCAAGCACCGCCCGCCCTTCTGGCGTGGCAATGTCAAAGAAGTTCAGGTTGTTGGATCGACCAGCTGCCTTGCGCCAGACCGGGAAACCTGGATCGTTGGTCATGATGAACCAAGACCATTCGGATGGCCCGGACGGTTTACGGACGATGATCTTGCGTTTGTTGATGGTGGTAAGTCGCTCAACCAGTGTTCGTCGGTCGGTTTGGTAACGCGACGGGAGGTTGCGCGGTCGTTTGATCGACGTGGCTGAGACATAGACCAGCAGGTCATACCGCGCAAGGTGCGGGTTGTTGGCAATCTCCGCCATGAAATCCAGATCAACGGCTTCGGTTGGATCGTAGACAAAGCAACCCATCTTGCCCGGCATCAGGTCCGGCTGGCCGAACCCATCCAGGAACTGACGTGAATCACGCTCGTGGACCTTATACGACGCCTCCTTGCTCGACGGCCCGTAGTCACGAAACAGCGCGGCTCGCAACTCTGCGGCACGAACTGCGTCGCGCTCAAAGAACGCCGCGGCGGACGGAACACCCGTCTCTCTGTACCGCTCGCAGAGTCGGTCCATCGCGGTCGTAGGGGTGCCCTTAACGATCGCTCCATCAGGCAGTACGTCGTAGCCACCGCCACTAGTGAGATCGACCCACAGATAGGGACGTTTCCACATCGGGTACTTTGCTAGAGCACCGATAGCACGTTTCGCGACGATGTCAACGATTCCTTCGAAGTCCTGGTACTTCTCGGCAGACTGGGCACCGATGCCCATGCCATTGCTCAACCGAGGCATGGGTTATCGTAAAAACGCATCGAGGGGACTCTCCTTCGGTGTCAGGCCCCCGGCCGTTTCCGCGGCGCGGGGGTCACTATTCTAGTTCATCGTCTCCCGGCTGCGAACCGATAGCTCGAGCGTGGCCGTTCAGCCGTGGCCAATTGCACGCCCAGATTGGCCAACGCCAACGCGATCACCGTATCGTCGTGAAGACCAGGCGGCGCCGAGTACCGCACCATGCCCGTCACCGTCACGCTGCTCTCGAACGCCAGCAACTCAGACGTCTGCACGGGGTCGTCGAGCAGGCTGATCTGGTTCTGCTCGATGGCCAATGCCAGGCTCCTGACCGCGGCATCCTTCGAGGCGTTGGTGGCCGTCCAGGCATAGATCGGCAGTGCCGCGCGAGCAGAGCCCAGCAGTCTGGCATAGCCGGTCTGTAAGCGTTCGACCAGGGGGCCGCCCATGCTGTTGGCCTCGGCCACGATCTGCACGGGGTGGTAGAGCTCGGCCCACTTGTGCAACCGCTCGGCCTGGAACTCGAAGTCGATGTTGCTGAACCGATCGAGGGCGACCTGCTCGTTCAGGGTGGCGTCGAGCACGCTGATGACGGTGAAGTCGTTGGACCGTGCCCAGTCGACGCCGAACACGTACGTGTGACCACGCTGGGGTGGCATCTGCTTGAGACGTGAGACGCCCTGCACACCGCGGAACACGCCGGCGCCCTCGAGCTGGACGAACTGCGCCAGGTACTCCTGGGCGTAGGCGCGTTCAGGGAGCTCGTGGCGGGCCGCCTCGATCTCGTCGGGATGGATGTAGGGGTTGACGCTGGTGGGCATCTGCCACGATCGCCAGGCCCCTTCTAGCGGGTCCTGGCCCAACTGGTAGAGCTGATGAAAGTCGTTGAGGCCGCGGGGCGTGGACAGGAACCACGCGTCGCCGGCGAAGTCAGCCAGGGTGGGACGGATGGCAAGCTGCCAGATGTCGAGGAGGTTGGGCACCATCGCGGCCTCGTCGACGACCACGCGCTGGTATTTTCGACCGCGGGCAGGGTTAGGATCGTCGAGTGACCAGAGCTCGAGCACGCCGCCGGTGACGAGCTCGAGGCGGTGGTCCTGCTCGCTCTTGTTGCGGGTGACGGGCTCGACGAGGGTACGCAGTTCGCGCCAGAACTCGCCGAGCAGCTTGTAGCTGGGGGCAAAGTAGCCGGCTGGTCGACCTGAGAGGGCGGTGAGGATCAACTGGTGCTGGCCGAGGGTCGATTTACCGGAGCGGCGGCCGCAGGCCAGGACAGAGAAACGGGCACCGGCCTGCATGACGTCGTGCTGCCAGTGCAGCGGCCGCGGCAACGTGATCGTGACCGGCATTACGCATGGCCGTTGCGATGTTCTGGGGTGACGGTTGGTGTCGCGGCATCGGCGTACTCGACGCGGATGGTGGAGTCGCCGGTGGTCTGGATCTTTTCGGTGGGCTTGTAGCCGGTGCGATCGAGGATGTCTTTGATGGCGCTGAGTCGGACCGAATCGGAGTCAGCCTGGCCGATGAGTTGCTGCAGCTCGGTGATGGCTGGATCCACCAGAGCCGCAAGACGGGCACGCTGGCGCTCCTCTGTGGCCATGATGACCTGGGGTGATCGACCGCCGTGCCACTTGCAGACAGGAAACCCCTGAGCGACGAACGCGCGGCAGCGATTTCCCGTCTGTTTGCTCCTCGCTGAGCACGTACGACGCTCCTCATGCGCTCCCCGGCTGGTCATGTGGTCGGAGTGGGCAGGGGTCTGACGTCGTCTGGCTGGTAGGGTGCGACGACGCCGTCCGAGTCGAATTTGATCAAGAGCAAGCCGCGGGGCCAGAGATCCTGGACGGTGCCAGAGCCGGCGGTGATGCCGCTGAGCGGGACGTAGACGCGATCGCCGATCTGGTAGAGCTGCATGGATTCAGGATGATGCATGGTCAAGGATTCTGATGGCGGCTTCGAGGCGCTCGTGGCAGACGAGAGCGCCTGAGGCTGGGCAGTGGACGACCTCGCGGGCGGCTCGGATGACGGTGTCCTGCGAGGCGATGTGTTGCTCGAGCAGGTGATTGATGGATGCCTGCAGGGTGATGTGGGTTTTGGCGTTGGCGAGCTCGAGGCGAAGCTGCTCGAGCTCGTCGGTCTGGATCTCTGAGAAGGAGAAGTTGGTGGTCATCGGCGCCAGTACTCCCGCAGTTTTGCGGAGCGCAGGGTGGTGATCTGGACGCGCTGAAACCAGAGCTGGCGGGCCTTGAGGTCGTCGCCGTGCTGGAGGGCTGCTCTGGCTCTGGCTTCGAGGGTGATCATTTTGCGGGCGAGGTCGCGGAGAGTGACCAGGGCGTAATCGGTCATGCGGGCCGTGACCAGTGGGGGGTGGTTTTTCCGCAGCGCTGGCAGCGATCGAGGGCCAGGAGACGGCTGGGGGAACGGACCCAGAACCGCCAGCGGTGACCCAGAACGAGACACCTGAGGTTCACGGGCGTTTCACACCGATGACCAGGTCGACCTGAGTCCGCTGCCAGCCGACTAACTGATCACGCGACCAATGCGGACGTCCTGAATCCGCCGGCCACACCCGGCCTCGACACATCAGGCGCCGATGGGCTCGCAGCGTGAGTTGGCGAGCCACGTGCGGAACCCAGGACAGATCGCCACAGCGGTCACCCGGGCGACGGATCGCCACGTAGTGACAAAAGCACCGCTCGCAGTCCAGCACCATCTCGGCGGTCGTAGCACTCATCGGAATTCGGCCGGGGATGCAAGGGGCGGAGCCCCTGCGAATAAATCACTCATCCGAACTCCCCTCGCGCGCGGGGTTTAACAAAACGCTCCGATGGAGCGTCTTCTCTTAGGGGGTGTGGGGGACTTTCTCTTACGGCCCGTTGCACCGCGTTGCATCTTGCAACGCCCCTTGCAACGCCACTTGCAACGCACGTTGGGCGGTCCGTGGACGTCCCATCCCATGCGATCCCCTTCTCAGGCGCGTTGCATGCAACGCAAACCTGCAACGCGTGCAACGCGATATATCGGTAGTTCCCTACCACGGCAGCGGGCCCTCGTCGCCGGCCGCCGTGCCTGGCTCGTCCTGGCGCACCAGGTGGATCAGTCCCGTCGTTTCGTCCCGCCTGAACCTGGCCTGGTTGCGACGCAGCTCACCGCGGATCGTGCTCGGGGAGCACTTCACTAACCGCGCCAACTGCTCAGTCTCAAGCGGTCCCGCCGCGAGCTGAATCCCCATCTTCGTCGCCGTCGACACCAGCGGTACGCCTGCTCCTGGCTCTTCACTTTCAAACGTCACTCCTCCCTCGGAAAACTCCATGCGCATGCCCATCGGTTTGCGCTTCCCCGTGTGGTTCCACTTGGCATCGAACAGCTTCATATGGACCGTGCTCGAGCCCGCTTCCTGCTCACTCCGCATCTCCCATGCGTTGCGGACGCGGTTCATCTTCTGGATCGAGCCGAAGGCTTTTCCCACCGGATCGGTCAGGGCATCACCCACAACGTGGTCGACCAACAACCACGTCATATCTGGCACCTGGTCAAGCGCGTCGAACATGCGGTGCGCGACGGTATCCCACGATCCACGGTCTGCCACGGTCCCGCCCGCTGCGCTGAACGAGTCGATAATGCCCAGGTTGCTGCCAGCATCCGCCAGTCCACGCGCCATCTCGTTAATGCGATCCGCGGCCAATCCGCGCATGCGCCGATACGGTATCCGCGGCACCGTCACCCCCATCCCGCGCGCGACCGCGTTCAGGCGGTCCTCGAACGTCTCGAAGTCATCCTCCCAGTCGAAGTAGAACGGCCGCGCCTCCATCACGCTCAGCCCACCGATGCCAACGTGCGACGCCACCGCGCAGCACAGACCAACGCAGAGATACCCCTTGCCTGATCCGCCTGGCGCAAACAGCATGTTCGACTTGTTGCGGATCACCAACCGATCGACCAGGTACTGCAGCCGGCGCTGGGGCGCCTCGGACGTGTAGCGCGTCTCTTCGCCTTCTCGCTCGCGATTGAGCACGCCAACACAGAATTGCTCCACCAGTTGCGACCAGGGAATCTCCAACCCTTTGGTCTGCGGCTCGAGCGCCCGCACCAGCGTGGCGCGGCTGGTGGTGCTCGACAGGTTGAAACGCGCCAAATGCAGATGCTTGGTGTTGCGCGTCACCCGAATCTCGCCGTACATCTCGTCCGAGCGGGTGTTGATGTAGTCCACG